TCCTAAGTATATTAGTAAGGTATTTGGAACGACTAACTTCTCTAAACCAAGAACTAGTGTTCCTGTTTTTGTGGAAGAGAGATTCCAAGCTTTATTAACTTATGGTTATAGAAAAGGTTATGTTAGAGGTTTAAGTTGTGATTTGACAGCTTTACCAAACGCTCGTCAAGGTGTTGACCCTACATCAATCGCTTGGTATCTTGAACAATACCAATCTCCAAGTTCTCCTTGGGTTGTTTCTGAACTTAGAGGTAATAAGGTTTATGAATTGTTCAAATTTACGACAATCGCTGATGGTGACGCTGCTAACACTGAAGTTAAAATCTCAATAGCAAATATTTCATTTAACAATGGAACTTTTGATGTTATTGTGAGAGATTTCTTTGATAATGATTCCGCACCTACGGTAATCGAAAAATTCACAAATTGTACAATGAATCCTAACGAAAATAGTTACATAGCTAAAAAGATAGGTACGGTTGATGGTGAATATCAATTAAACTCAAAGTATATTATGGTTGAGGTTAATTTAGACGCACCTGTTGACGCATTACCTTGCGGTTTCGAAGGTTATTCATATAGAGAATATGCAGGTGTTAGACCTCCATTCCCAATATACAAAACTAAGTATGACTATCCAGGTGAAGTTGTTTACAACCCACCATTTGGTTTAGCATCCGGTGCTGATGACGCTATCAGAAGTGCTGGTGACAATGTTAGAAGAACTTATTTAGGTATTTCTGACACAATTGGATATGATATCGATTTCTACGGATATAAAGGAAAACAACTTCCATTAGATATATGTACTGATACATCAGGTGACGAATGGTACTATAAGACAAGAGGTTTCCATATGGATGTGAACGCAAGTTCTATCACAATAAATGATATATACACAACAAGTGGTACTCCGGCGTTTTATTGTGGTGACGCACCTTTTACATCTGACCCTGAAAACGAATCGAACCCTTACTATAGATTATACGCACGTAAATTCTCGTTGTTATGTCAAGGAGGTTTTGACGGATGGGATATCTATCGTGAATATAGAACAAACGCTGATAGATTCGTTTTAGGTAGAAGTGGTTATCTACACGGAGCTTGTCCTTCTATAAAATATCCTACTNNCTTTCAAACAAATTACTGTTGGTGATAATACTCAAGATTGGGGTAATACTGATTATTACGCTTATTTACTCGGTATTAGAACTTTTGCTAATCCTGAAGCCGTTAATATCAACGTGTTTGTCACACCTGGTATTGATTATATCAACAACTCTGACTTGGTAGAAAGTGCAATCGATATGATTGAAAATGATAGAGCAGATTCTCTATACATCACTACAACCCCTGACTATAACTTGTTCGCATCAACCCCTGGTAATCCTACCGACTTGATTTACCCTCAAGAAGCTGTTGATAACTTAGATAATACAGGAANNGCAACTGCTGAAGTTACAAGAAACTTAGCTTTAACAGACAACATCGCGTTCCCTTGGTTCGCAGCGGCGGGTTATACTCGTGGTATTGTAAACTCAATAAAAGCTAGAAAGAAGTTAACTCAAGAAGATAGAGATACTCTTTATAAAGGAAGAATTAACCCAATTGCAACCTTCTCAGATGTTGGTACGGTAATTTGGGGTAACAAAACCCTTCAAGTTAGAGAAAGCGCTCTTGACAGAATCAATGTTAGACGACTTCTTCTTCAAGCTCGTAAATTAATATCTGCAGTTTCTGTAAGATTGTTGTTTGAACAAAACGACGCTAAAGTTAGACAAGATTTCTTAGATGCGGTTAATCCAATATTAGACGCAATCAGAAGAGATAGAGGTTTGTATGACTTCAGAGTAACGGTTTCTTCAGACACAGCTGACTTAGACAGAAATCAAATGACAGGTAAGATTTATATTAAACCAACAAGGTCTTTAGAGTTCATAGACATCACGTTCTATATTACTCCAACAGGAGCTTCGTTCGAAAATATATAATCCTACGAAAAAAATAAAAAAAGAAAGGGGGAGTAATTCCCCCTTTTTTATTTTTAAGATATTTATTAATATGAAAATTATATTAACCGAAGAACAATTATCAAAAGTTAAATCTTTAACGGAAGGTTTTTCTAATATTGGGTCTCCTGATATGAAGTATTATGCATTTGATTGGGATGATAATATTATGAGAATGCCAACTGAAATTGTTGTTCAAGATGAGAAGGGTGACGAAGTTGGTATGTCAACGGAAGATTTTGCAGAATACCGAGTTAAGTTAGGTAAAGAACCTTTCGAATACAAAGGGAAGACTATAGTAGGATTAGCACAAGACGCTTTTAGAAATTTCACAACAAAAGGAGATTCAAAGTTCATACCCGATTCACTGAAAGCGGAAACAGGACCAGCATGGGACGACTTTGTAGAGGCGGTTAATGGTGGTTCAATATTCTCAATCATAACAGCTCGGGGTCATACACCAAGTGTTTTAAAAGACGCAGTATATGGTCTTATAATGAATAATAAGAATGGTCTCAATAAAGACGAATTAGTTAAAAACCTTAAAAAATACAGAGAACTCACCGATGAAAAGGAAGGTTCAGATGAGGATATGATAGAAGAATACTTAAATATGTGTAAATTTTATCCTGTGACATATGGGGAATCCAAAGTGGGGGCTATAAATCCTGAAGAAGGTAAAATTTCTGCTATGAAAGAATTTATCACATACATTAAAGATATGGCTAAACACCTTCATAAAAG